TATTTAAAATTGTAAACCGTAGATTATTGCTTGATGCTTCTGCTGGTAGAGTGATATCTCTATCAACACTATTGGGATTTAAATGTTGTCCCATATTATCAGTAACTACTAATGTCTTGTTTGCACTTAATGTTTCTGCGTTGATTGCGATACCTAATGAAGTTAGATTTGTCATTCCTATCAGGTCATGTGTTATTGCTCCCGTAGTCTCTGTTATTCTATGTCCTTCAACTCCTCCGGCAATAAGTGATAGTTGGTCTCCAGCAGCACGTCCTATCCCAGTATTATCGTCAAAGTAAAAAGTAAGAACAGGGTCAGTCGCACTTCCCACAGCTTGTTGTAAAGAAAAACCATAGGATGTCTCAGATTGAATATAATCAGACCGTATTTGATATTTTTGAACGCCTTCAATACTTATGTTTAAGTAGTCATCCAATGTTTCATAAAACCCAGTATCCCCATCACCAAAAGCCAAAGTAGGAGTAGCAGGGGTATTAGATAGCGGTAATATCGTCTGATGTGCAATTACATCTGTCTTAAAATCAGTCGCATTCTCCCATTTCCAGTCTGTTCCGTCGCAAGAGAACATCCCACCTTGCCCGGGACCGATTGTCGCTATTGTCGCGGGTGCGTCAGATTTAACAACCAAATCTTCACCTGCACCGTTAGCAGTATTAAGAATAATAAATATTAGATTAGTTGAGCTTGCTTCCGCAGGTAGAGAAACATCTCTATCTGCTCCATTTGGGTCAAGCCATTGGGCGGAGTCGTCTGTCACTACCAGAGTTTTGTTGGCTGATAGGGTTTCTGTGTTGATTGTAACTTTGAAAGTTCCGTGTCCTTCTAAGTCAATGGTAACTTTTCTTTCGCTGTCTTTAGTCAGAGTTCCATTGCTTACTATTATCTCATCAACTCTTGTTGCTTTAGTCGCGCTGTCGCTGGTTCTTACTGATAGAGGCCTTGCTCCGCCATTAGCAGCCAATAAGTTAAATGGGAGTAAACCAATTAATATCGTAAATAATAATCTTTTCATATTAGCTTACCTCCATTACCCTTACATCTCCTGTACCTGAGGCCTGCATTATGTAAGGTTTTATATTTGGGCCTAATCCGAAATCCTGCCACGTATTCGAGAATACCGGCCATCCGTCGCCTGACGCTACTGAATTATCTTCACCTATATAAACATCGCTATTGCCTAATACCATAACTCTTAATATTTTTCTATCATTGAGTATAGTTGATATTTGCTGCGGCGTACTTGTTACTAATACTCTACGGGTATCAAGCGTTCCATTCGGGCTAACAAGAACCATATCTCCTGAATGTATGTGCATACTGGACATCCCTGCGGGTGGTTTACCTGGCATAATATTCCTCCTTTTTTATATTAAATCCTTCGGCTCTGGGAGTTTTCCCGTTTTCTACGGCCCAGTTTGATAAATTAACTCCTTCCTCTTCTGCTTCTATTTTTGTTATTGGGACAACTACTGACCTGCAATTTGGGTGACCTGGAGGTGCAGAAACTTCGCCTTTACGAAATATCTTGCCGTCCATAGAAAAACAATAATCTGATGTTCTCCCGTCCAAAATTGAACTCCACATCAGATAAGGCACGAAACTATCAATATCAGGATCTTTAAACATCTTCATCCGGCCTTCATTCATAGCTTCGCTGACGTTAGTCCGAACTATTGTCTCAAGCCTTGATGGAGCTATTAGTTTTCCATCTTTAAGTATTCCGCTATCTATATATTTATCAAATATTTTTCCAAGAGATACCATAGTTTCTTTAGTCGTTTCATTTTTTATACCATTAAGCATAGCCATTTTAGCTTCTTTAAGAATATAATCTTGTTCTATTCCGGCTATCGCGAATGCTTTTTTATCGTAATATACTAATTCTTTTGCCGTTCCTAGAGATAACAATTTCTTTTTGCCGTCTTTATCTTTTATAGTACAAATAACTTTTCTGTTAAAAAAATCTATAGCTTCCGTTGGTGGCAACGGTTCCCACGGTTCAAGAGTGTAATGGCTAAACGCGAATTTTCTCTTTATCTCTACTGGGAATCCTGTCCTTTGAAGTTCTTCTATACTATGAAGTTTTGAATCAAGATGTGTCTTAATCATATAATCTCTTAACACATTTTTAAAATCTCCGAGATACCTTAACTTAATCTTTGTAGTATCTACGATAGATTTATCATCCATAATCTTGATAGCTTTTTTCAATAAATCATCTTTCCATTTAAGCACAACATTTTGAAGTGACGATTTGAGAGATTTATCTATTGTGTTAAGCTCTACATTTAACTTCTCGAAATCAACTTTATTTTCAAATTTGTTAGGAGTTCTTGATAATTGAAATTCTTCCTCTTCCTCTTCCGGAAGAAACATTGGCAATTCTTCTCTCGGTTCCAGATAAGGATATTTATCTAAGTCTCTGCTTGGTAATGATAAGTATTCTCTAACCCATTCTTCTTTTTTATCTATCAATCCCGCATCAGCGAGCATTTTTACTACTCTAGTTCTTGCTTCTGTATCTTCGTCAGTAAGACTATCAAATTTAAAGTATGGTATTAATTCTTCTTCTATTTCTCCGTAATTAAGTTTTATTAAAGGTTTTATTATCTGTTCGCAAACAATAGTTTCTTCTATATCTCTTCCCAACATCTCTAATACAAAGATAAATACATCAAAATGTTTTTTACCTAAAGCGTAACTACCCGTTGAAGTTTGTTCATTGAATCCTAATAAACTTGGCACTAATAGCGCTCTGGAAATCATTAAATCATATTTATCTATTGCAGCGCTATATCCTTCAGGGCCTCTTCTTGTTGCTTCAAGTAATGTAGCTTTTATATTATCAGGTATCCTGAACCCACTTTTAGCTTGTAAGTTTTGAAGTATATCATCTATCTCTTGCATAGCAGCTTTATCTAATCCTTTAGCGTTTGCCGGATAACTAAATACTGTGGTAGGCATGCCAAACCGTTCATTAAATATGTTCCACCATTTTATGTTAAGCGATTTACTCCAATATGGTCTATACGCTGACCGTAAATCACTTTGTCCGTACGGATTTCCGTGTTCAGAGTTGTAAGAATATATTATAAATTTCTCTATTGGAAATGGGTTCTCCGAGGTTCCCAGTTCTTGTCCATCTATTCCCGCGCCATCAAATATTATCCCTAACAGATTATTATGGTTATCAACTTTAAAGTTATATCCAAACGGTTCGCGTGACCCTATCTTTAACAATCCTATTTTGCCTTTATACTTTCCCTCAGGATATATACCATAAACTTTTTCTGATATAGAAAATCCATATTCTATCGCTGTCAAAATATCTAATAAGTTACGTTCAAATGTTCCTTTAAGTTTTCGTAAAACGTATCTAATAAAATCAGCCATCTCAACGCTTTTATCGTTTTCTTCGTCGCCTGGAATAATATCCCAAGGCGTTGATAATCTAGCGAACTTCTTTATAGATAAACATGCTTTAACCTGATCGTCAGTTTTCATTTTTTGGTATATCTCTAATCCTTTTTTACCCACTAAGGCGTCAGGATTATACATCTGCGCGTTCCACCGAGAATATATTAACGATTGGCTGCTGCTTATCTCTTGAGATAATGAATTTATTTTATTATCAGCAAAACTTGTTTTTCTTATTGTATATGGATTTATCATTAATCAAACTCCTCGTCCATTGTCGCGGTATCTCTTATATTTATTGTCATAGCAAATTCCCTTTCTCTTCCCTGAACGCTTTGAGGGAAGAATATCATATCTCCTTCGTTGTCGCCTATTGCGTAGCGCAAACAGGCCATCGCATCATCCCTGAATTTAACCGGCTCATCAAGAGGCTCATTGTTTTTGTTTACTTTCCATTTGTAACCTTTAATTTCTTTTATTGTATTTACACTCTGTTTCGTTATATGAAGCTTAAATCTTTTAACCACATCAATACTGTCTTTAACGCTATTCTTGCCTTTCTTGCATGGCACACAGTTGAACCCGGCTAACGATATTTCTTCTATCCTATCCGGTTCAGCACTATCAGCTTTCATTATCTCTTTGCCTATATCAGCTAATCTCATTCGGTCTATCAAATCAGTGTTCGTAAGTTTCGTTTCGTAAATCATTTCATCT